AGTTCACGCCAATCTCACGCTAAACTTATGCATACCCCACCCCAACACCGCCCAATCCTTCCGATCCTCGGATATTATATCTCCCCCCGAGCGGACGGGAATTTTTACCAACGGGAAAAGTTCACGCCAATCTCACGCTAAACTTATGCATACCCCACCCCAACACCGCCCAATCCTTCCGATCCTCGGATATTATATCTCCCCCCGAGCGGACGGGAATTTTTACCAACGGGAAAAGTTCACGCAACTTCGGAAGGCTTGGGCTAAATCTCCCATCAAATAAGTAGATGAACAATATTCTTTACTAGCTGATGAATAATGTAAACTTATATTTTACTTTATATTTACATATTTACCATATCATCTTAAGACTTAAACTATTTTCTGTTAGAAGATGAATGTATGATATGGTTGTATGATATGATATTAGAATCTCTGATATTTGGCAAGTGTTACAACTTGTAAAATATTTATTAAATTAAAGTTATGGCATATAGTCAAATCAGAAATATCCTTTTTTGGAAGTCTAGGCAGAAGCCCGTAGCGATCCCAGTTTCTGAAATGGGAGGCTCAAGCAAAGCGGTCTTGAAACAGCTCGTCAACAAGGAGCTGAACCTCGACCAAATGAACGCCCGTGCGCTCAAGGATTCCCGAAAGAATCCTTTCGCACAGGAGCTCTACGAGGAAATGACCAACTCGGGTCCGCAGGTGCAGGCTATGCTTTCTCGTGATATGACCAAGGGAAACCTTGGGAGTCCCGAAATAGAGTCTTCACCTTTGGGATATGTCTTCAAGGCAAATGCCGACGCCTGCCCTAGATGCCTTATGTTCGACGGCACTTGGGTAGCCAACCCTATGGACGCTCAGCTTCTATCGCATCCGGGCTGTCGTTGCTCCATAGTGCCACGACAGAACTACGAATCGTACAAGAAGACCTTCGGAATCTCGACAGAAGAAGCGGCTCAGAACAACAAGGACTACGGGCATTCCACAGAGCTTACTCCGTGGATGAACCTGCTCGGCGACGAAGAGGACGAACTCGGGAAAAATAACTCGTACTTCCGGCTCACTCCGTCTCAGAAAGCAGCCAAGTACAAATCAAACCCGTGGACGGCTAATAGTGACGTGTAGTCCCGATAAGGAGGGCTTATGGCAGGACCGAAAGGCGTACCAGTAAAAGGGCACGACAAGAAGCCGTTCACTAAGGCTAATGCACGTGAGATGCAGGCTAAGGGGGCTATAGCAAAGCGCAAGAAGAACGAGATAATCAACTTGTGCACCGATATGGCTCGCAAGATACTTGCGTCAGAAATGCCTATCACCGAAGGCGCAAAAAAGATGTTCGAGACATTCGGCATAGAGCCTACAGAGAAAGAGTCAGTGATTCTAGTCGGTATGCTCCGCTGTTGGCAGAAGGTCTATCTCGACAGGGACATCGCAGGTCTTGAAAAGTTTGTCAAGCTCGCAGGAATCCATCCTGACCAACCGAAGGAGACTGACGCTGACGACAAGGAAATCCGAGTGATCATCGAAGATGCGTGACGTCAGACTGAAACTATTTCCGCACCAGCGCAAGTTCATCACGTCCAAGAAGCCAATCGTTGTTCTCTGTGGAGGGCGTGGCTGTGGCAAGACCGAAGCTGCCGAAGACGTGATCGACCTCGCCCTTCTGAAAGGCGAGCGTTGCCTTGTCACGGCTCAGACGTACTCAATCCTAAAGAAGAACATCTTCAGCAGAGTCGTGTCTGGTATGTACGACAAGTTCGGTGTTAAGCCACGTGCTCTTCAGCACGATATGCAGATAGACTTCGGGAAGGGAAGCGCATTCTTTTGGTCAGCCGACACGAAGAACCCAGACTCCGTTCGTGGTCTCGACAAGATCAAGAAATTGGTTATGGACGAAGCCGCACTTGCTGAAGAGGAGTTCTACCAAATATGCTCCGCTACGCTCCGTGGTGCAGGCGACCCGCAGATTTTTCTGATGACGACTCCACGTGGCTATGCGAATTGGGTTAGCCGTCTACGTGGTCGTGAGGACGTGGAATGGATATCGGCTACGACCTATGACAACAAGAGCCTTGGAGAAAGCTACTTCAAGCTTATGGAGTCTATCTACACGGGCAAGTTCGCAAAGCAGGAGCTGTTCGGGGAAATCTTGGACGGGGAAGCCGTGGACTCATTCTTCAAGTCTTCAGAGATTTTCGGGGCTCGGGATTCCAACATCCAACGAATGTTCGGTCGGGACATTATCGGAGTGGACGTTGCTAGATTCGGTGACGACTCAACGACAATTTGGAAACGTGTAGGCTACGTGGCGGAAATGAAGGAATGCCTTGAGCAGTCCGACACGTTCCAAATCTTGGACGCAATCTACAGGAACGGAAACAAGCAGACTTCGATCGTGTGCATCGACGGAACTGGAAACCAAGCCGCTGGCGTCGTGGACATACTCCGTAGGCAAGGATGGGACGTGCGTGAGATTATGTACAACGGGGAGTCTCCTGACAAGATTCACTATTTCAACAAGCGCACGTGGCTGTTCGCACAACTTAGGGAAGCGGCTCGAAGGGGGCTGAATATCCCTGACGACCCGAAGCTATTGGAAGAGTTGCAGGCAATACGCTACTTTATGGCTGGGCAGGGGCAGGTGGCATTGGTTCCGAAGGAGCAGACGAAGAAGGAACTTGGTCGCTCCCCGGACAGGGCTGACGGATTGGCTATAACGTTCGCTGCAAGCTCCAAGGACGACCCGTTCGAAACCATCGGAATCGTACAGGCTGACCTCGAAGCAGACTTGCAAAAGCTGTTTGAAACTTACAGATAAATTTGTAGATTGTTTGCAAAGGAGTTTCTATGGAAAACCAAGACGACAACGGAGTGATCGACAGGTTCAAGAAGTTTGCCGAAGAGTCCAACTCGAAGTTCGGTGACCAAATTTCCGAATGGAGGAAGATGCGTGACTTCGCCTGCGGTGACCAGACTGACGCCACCTATGGCGGTATGAAGACTTCACGATACAAGGCTCTCGCCAACATCATCCCGAGAATCCGAGGTTCGGTAGTGAACCCAGTTCGAATCACGCCATACGGAATCGACTTCATCAAGCGTGGCGCATCCACTGATGATTCCATCCACAAGGCTCTCACAATTTGGATGCACGACTTGGTGGAACGCTCTTCGCCGTCTCTATTCCAAAGCGAATCGCTAACTAACAGCGTTGGCTTCGGAATCGGTGCGTTCTACGCATATACCGACATCGATGAGATGACCGGAGAGGACGAAGTGTTCGTTGAACACATCACAGACCCGACTATGCTCGTGCTCGACCCTAGCTCGTCAGAACTGACAGGCGCTGATTCCGAAAAGCTCGCATTCGTGGAAATCATTTCCAAGGACAGGGCGAAGCGTGAGTACGGGGAAGACGCCTGCGAGAATTGGGACAAGCCTATCGTTGGCAACTTCGGTGGCTCTTGGAGCGTCACTTCGACGAACCAAGTTCAGCTCGTCACGTACTTCGAACGTGTGGATGAAGGAGTAGCCGTACATAAATTGGTCGGAGACAAGGTTGTTTCCTCGGTGACTCTCCCAATAAGCCGTATTCCGGTCTTCCTTGTCAAGGGGATGTGCGATTGGGCTGGACAGAAGCAGGTACTTCACGGCTTGGCGCAGATGCTGAAGGATGTACAGTTGGTCGTGAACTACTCGCAGTCCCAATTGGGTGAACGCCTCAAGCGGGCTCCCAAGGCTCAGTACGCCATCTCCAAGGCGGGGATGGAAGGCAACATCGACTACTACAAGGATATGGACAAGAACCTGACCCCTCTTCTCCCGTACAACGAGTACGACAAGCAGGGGCGCAAGCTCTCCGTCCCGACACGAGTGGACAACTCCGTTCAGACTGGCGACCTCAAGGAAGTCTTCGCCATGCAGCAGGGCTTGGCTGCCGCCATATCGGGCGTTAACAGCAACCTTTCAGTGACACAGGGTCTTGGCGACAGGGAAACTGCGGAAGGTCTACTGCTCCGCACGAAGACGACCGAAGTCGATATTTCCCTTTTCAGGGAGCATCTGAAGAGTTCCATCAAGGCTCTCGGCAAGGTGCTTCTCGAATTGTTCGCATACCAGTACGGAGGCGAGTACGGATTCTCGGCAAAGACTCTGAAGATCGGAATTGCGGTTCAAGTGACGAAAGGACCTGAACTCGTTACTTCCAAGCAGGAAGCACGTCAGCAGCTCTTGGCTTTGGCGCAGCTCACTCCTGAATCGATGAAGCCAGTCCTTGCCTACGGAGTTGCATCGACGCTTGACAACCCGGAAATGCAGGAAGTCTCCAAGATGCTGTTCAAGCTCCTTCCACCGCAGGTGTTCACTGACAACCCGCAGATTCAGCAGTTGCAACAGCAGATGGCGCAACAGATTCAGCAGTTGCAGTCCGAGCTTGCAAAGAAGGACCAGACAATAAACGCATTGAACCATCAGATCCACGCATTGCAGCTCAGAAGCCAAGCCGACGTGACTGTCGCCCAAATCAACGCCAACGCAAAGTTGCAGTCTGAAGCGTTGAAGCAGGGAGTCAGCGTGGAACGTCAGGCTGCTCAGTCTGAAACCGAAATCAAAAAGATGCTTATCCAAGCTCAGGCTCAGGAACGCAGGGACGCACAGAAGGCACAGACAGATGCAGAGCTGAAGGTATTGGACAAAACTTTGCCACAAGGTGTTGTCTATCCACCGCAAAATGAATTATATTTAGGATAACAAGCCATCGTGGGCTTAAACACGGAGAGGTAAAATGAGTTACAAGAGTGAAGACTTCCAACGTCTTACAGCTATCATTGAAGCGGAACCCGAAGAACAGCCACAGGAAACACCTGCGGAAACAGGTTCTACGGAGGCTGCCCCTGCCGAAGGGAACGGAGAGGAAAGCCACTGCGGTGATGATTGTGCCGAACACGATACCCATTCCGAAGGAGACGGACATTCCCAACCGAATCCGGACGAAGGCGGGAAGGGCGATCAGCCCGACGATAAATCGGCTATCGTTGAAAACGATAAACAGAAGCACTCGAAAGAGGAACAGCAGAAGTTTGCCTTTGCGAAGCTGACGAAGAAAAATTCCGAGCTCCGCAAGCAGATTGCTGCATTGCAGGCGAAGAACAAGGAATACGAGGAAAAGCTCTCGAAGCCATTGAAGGCGGAAGACTTCAAGAACCAAGCGGACTTCTACTCGGCTTCCACCGAACAGCTCCTTGATGCCCGTGATATGAAGCATAACAAGGAACAGCTCGACAGCCGGATGCAGGAACTGATGGAATCCGAAGCGCAGGAAGCACAGCTCCGAGCCGAAGAGAACATCCGTCAGCTCTTCCCGAGCGAAGAAGCGCAGAAGGATTACCGAAAGGTAGTCGGGACTGCCGTTGAAAAGGGATTCGACAAGTTCCTTGACAACACTCCGCAGGGTCAGTCCATCGTGGACTTCTGCAATGCATCCCCGATCGGTGCGAAGATCATCTATCACTTGGCAAAGAATCCAAAGGATTTCGTCACATTGATGAAGTCCCCGACTCCGCAAGTTCAGAGTTCACGTCTTGTGGCTCTTGAACAGCAGCTCAGTGCAGGCGCACAGCAAACGCAGGCGCAGACGCAGGTTCAAGAACCAGCAGGCACGGACTCGAAGAAGCGGTCTTTGCCGCATTCGGGCAAGCTCAAGACGAGTTCGCCCGCAGGCGACGTGGATGACGATGAAGCCATCGCTATGATCCGTCGTCGCTTATAAGGAATAAGCTTATGGCAATGGAAACTCCGGTACCTCTGAACCGAAAGGTCAAGTACTTCGCAGCAGCAGTCGATGATGCCCTTCCGTATGTGAAGGCATCTCGCAGTTATCTTTCCGACCAGCTCTCCGGCAAGAAGATGGGCGACACCTACTTCTTCTACATTCCGGACCCGGGCACTGCGTCCGTCGGCACGAAGGACCTCGACATCAGCTCGATGAACAAGAACGTTCACGAACGTGTCATCGCAGCAACCATCGTGTCCGGCAAGGCGGCTGTCGATCTCACCGCTTGGAACAAGATGCAGTCGATCGAAAACTACGTAGACGAAATCGCCAACCCGAGAGGTCGTCGTGTCGCTGCCGAAATCGAAAAGGACATCATCGCAAAGAACGTTTGGATTTCCGACAACGCCTTCGTCGTACCGAAGGTAAATGGCGACTCCGGACTGAACTTTGCTACGTTCCAGCTCCTCGCTTCCAAGCTCCGTGGCGTGAAGGCTGCTGGCAAGAAGGTCGGCTTCGCTCACCCGAACCTGTTCGGTGAAACTGCATCCAAGTTCCTTTCCGCCTTCATCCCGTCCGAGATTCAGTCCCGAATCTACAATGACGTGTACCTTGGCGACTATGCAAAGGTCTCTTGGATCGAAGAAAACTTCATGCCGTGTGTCGAAGTGGGTTCTACACTTCCGTCAATCACGAGCGCAACCTTCCACGCACCTGTAGTCGATGGGCAGATTTCGGCTACTGACGGAACTATTTCCGTGACGGGCACGAACCTCTTTGTGGGTGCAGCGTTCACTGCTACCTACACTGACCCGATCACTTCCGCAACGAAGTCTTACGGAACGATCGACCTCAACGGAATGGCTGTTCCGCACGAAAAGAAGACGTTCATCATCGACTCCGTGAATGCTGAAGGTACTGCGGGTACTTTCGCAGGAACTTTCCGCTTCAGCACAAATGGCAAAACTGGCGATGCTTTGAACATCAACACCAACCCGACTCTCGATGGCGATCAGGCTGCCTTTGCAAGTGCCGTATTCACGAGCATTCTCGAAGCCAACAAGAGCTACTTCGTGATGCAGGTCAGAGACCACGATTGGTTGGAATTCGATTCCACCAAGTTCCCGGACCTCGCTGGCTGCGAAAACGGCTCCGCTTCCTGCGGTGGCATTACGGTTCAGACTTGCGAATGGGGCGACATCAACACCCGTGTGAGCACGATGCGCATCGACGTCCCGTACGTCGCAAAGGGCATCGATCCACGTCTGTCCCGAATCGCATACGTCGAAGTCTAGACAGTATTTGGCGTGATGATAAATGAGCCTTGGTATTTTACCTTGGCTCATTTTTTTATTATATTAAGAAAGCGATAATATGCCGACGCAGGCGATGGACTCTTTTTCTCATTGACCTCATTCCATCGTCTGCGTTTTTATTTTGGAGCGACTATGGCGAAAGTAAAGGACATCATCAGAAACGCCTATCAGACGGCTCAGATTCTTGGCGAAGGTCAGCAGCTATCTGGCGACCAAATGGAAAACGGATTGCAGCTACTGAACGAATCCGTGTATCAGTTCAATCTTCAGCAATTCCTGCCGTGGACTAGGCAGATGGCTGAGTTCTCGGGAGACAATCACCAAGCATTCATCTTTCAGCCTGTCGCCAATACGGAAACTAAGCGTGTCGTACCGCTTACCAACAAGGCGTACTTCTTCGACAAGGAACCAAAAATAATTGTCGGAGCAGTGCCTATCGCAATCGAGTCACTCTCCTTCGGTAATGGGATTTCTTGGATTCCGACAAAGAGTCTTGGCTTTTCCGACTTTCAGAAATATACGCTGAATGGGGTATCTTCTATACCTAACGCATTCTCGTTCGAACGTGGAGTTTCCGCTTACGATGCAGAAGACAAGGCGTTTAGCAACATCAGCTACGGTATTCTCTTCTTGAATCGTGGGACTGCACGTCCGCTCCGTATGGTGTTCAATGAGACGCTTCCGACGTACAAGATCAACGACTCTATAGACGTACCGAAGGAATACGAAGCCCTTTTCAGATACGATACGGCTTGGCGTTTGGTATCGCAAAAGATGATGCCGGACGACATCAAGCTTGGCGTCAAGGCATTGCTAGACCCTGTGGAAAAGCTTATAAAGGACCTTAACGCAAAGGACCATTTCATCACTTACGAAGACAGTGGGGAGTCCTCGTACTATGACATCCTCTGTCCCCGTGAATGGAACAGGTTAGCGTAATGCCTACTCAGAGCGTAGTCGAATCGAAAGTAGTCGGTTCTTCCTATCAGATGACCGATGCAAGAAACCTTGACGACGAAGTTTCGCTGAATATGTACTTCGAGCCTATTGTCAAGCAGAACGACCTCCAGTCTAAAGGGATTCTACGTTCTGTGAACGGGACTGAACTTTCGTTCGAGTTCGACAATGACGGTAACGCAAGAGGTCTTTACTCAACGAACTTCGGTTTCAATGGTGAACCTGAATTGTGGATGGTCATCGGCAAAAATGTTTACGTAAAGTCGGGCGATGACAACCCGCAGCTTCTCGGCTCTCAGCTTTCCCTTTCTAACGGTAAGGTGTTCTTTGCAGAGACTGGTGGCGTGGAACGCAATCTCGCAATCGTGGAGTCGGGGCTCGAATCGGGACAGATAGCAGTCTTCTCATTGGACGAGAACGACCTTGCGAATAGGAAGGCACGGATAGTGGAAACACCGAAAAACCCGTACCGCTTGGACTCCGAAGGGAATATGCTCCCAGTACATCCGACGACCATCGTATCGATGGCGAACAGGCTCATAGTAAACGACAAGGGAACTGGTCAGATTTTCCTAAGCCGCCCGGCAGCGTTCGGATCAGGCACTATTAAGGTTTATCAATACAACGTGTACGAAGGATCAACCACGACACCGCCTGTTGCGACTCACGTGTTGGGATGCGACTTGGCGCATGTGATGGCTCGATACGAAAACCCGATCTCGCAGATTATGTACGAGGATGACGGCTTCACTCCGGACTATTACGAAGCTGACCTACGGACGGAAGGCAAGTGGAATTGGCTCTCGGACACGGGAAGCTACCAATATGAAACTGCTCTGTCTTACACAGGAGACAGCGTGGTTGCGATGGAGTGCATCAACAACAACAGATTGGTAGTCCTTGGAAAACGCTCGTTTGACATTTGGGAACTCGCAACGGACGAGAACGGCTATTACTCCATCTCGAACTCGTCCACTGGAAACAACATCGGATGCGGTGCTCCATTCTCGGTAGCGAAGACGAACAATTTCATCTGTTGGCTAGGAGCAGGCAAGGACGGCTATAACGGAATTTGGAGCATCAAGGACGGAACAGAACCGTCCAAGATTTCCACTCCGGCACTTGACAGGAAGCTTTTCTCTATGTCACGCACGGACGACGCCATCGGTTACGGGTACGCACACGCAGGGCATATCTTCTATGTCATCTCGTTCCCGTCCGAGAACGTGACATTCGTTTACGACTTGACAACTGGCTTTTGGCACAACAGGTCTTCGATGTCCCGCACCACGGGGCTCGACGAAATGTGGCAGCCTATCTACCCGCAGGAGTTCAACGGAAAGCAGTTCTTCCTTACCTATTCATACAACTGTCTTGTCTTCATCAAAGACAAGAAGTTTACGGAATGGGACGGCTACAACATCAGACGTCTGCGAAGGTTCGCCCCTTTGGTTTCCGCATATAGCCCAGTCATCTTCAACGAACTGAGAATCGAGTGCGGTGTTGGCTTGACGCAGGTGCTTCAGCCTAGGACGTACATCGACGGAAACGCATACCACGAAACGGAAGGCTACAACCCGTGCGTGATGATGCGCTGTTCACCGAACGGCTTGGTCTTCGGCAACACCATCACGGCAAGGCTCGGACGTGCGGGGATGTACGATGCAGAATGCAGATGGCAACAGCTAGGGCTCGGAAAGTATTTCGTGGTTGAGCTGTGTCTGACAGACCCTGTAGACTTTTACATTTTCGACTCAAAAATTAGATACGTAGCATCTCAGAGGTTCTAGTATGTCAAATAGGATTCCACGAAGCCTTGGTGACGAACTGTCCGTAGACAGATGGTCTAGGGTGGTCGATGCTGTCCAAGGAGTTTGGCAGTCGGAAACGTCTAACGGGGTTTCCGTAGGCAAGTCCGGACGGCTCACCCATTGGAGCGCATTCGGGAAGAGCGGTGACAGGATCGAAATTCCGCCATGCTCGTACAACTATATGGCGATTGTGGCTGTAAACCCGAATATGTCAGACCCGAATGGGACTGGCACATTGAAGATGATACCAGTGAATGCGAACGAAAAGTATTTGACTATACTCGCAGAAAATGGTTATTTTTATGCAGAAGGAACATTTGTGAACATCGAGGATGTTCAAGGAGAGTTACTATGATTCCTGCAATAATCGCAGGCGCAGCTGCCGCAGCAAACCTTGCCAAGGGAATTTGGGATTCCCATAATCAGCGTGAAGCCGCTCGTCAGGCGCAGGAAGCTGCCGGGAACGCAGCAAGGTCTGTGTCTAGCGGTTGGTATGGTTCCCAGTCAATGCGTAGCGACATCGATTCGCTTCTTGACGAATATGCAGGACGTATGTCCGATGTATATGGCGACATCGACAATATCGGTAAAGAGTATTCTTCGCTACTGCTCGGAAACGGTACGACATACAACCCGACCGAATTCGACTACGACAAGTCAGTTGAAAACTTTTACGATCCGGCTTGGGTAGTGAACAACAATGCACAGATGCGTGCATTGGAAAACGGTGCCGCAAATTCAGGGCACCTGTTCTCTTCTGGTCTCGCTCAGAATATGGCAGGCACTACTTCCGCAAATGCGACAAACGCATACAAGGAAGCTCGTGAAGCATACTATGCTGACAAACAGCTCGCACAAGACCAATGGTACAAGGCGAATCAGCTTGCAAAGGATAAGGCAGCGTTAAACCTTCAACGTGCCAATCAGCTTGGCGACTACACGCAGGGCTACAACGACTGGCTTAGCAACTACACCAATGCAAAGCAGTCGAACTGGTCCGCATACATCAGCGACTACAACAACGCATTGAACAACTATGCAACGCTCGTTGCACAGGCTGGAGACTACGATCCGAGTTCAACGCCATCTATGTCCGCAACTTTCAACAAAAGTTTCCCGAAGACAGGAACACAAGCATCTATGCCTCTTGTGTAAGGAGTAACTATGGTACCAATTAACGTAACAGCCAACAGAATCGACTACTCTCCGTACAGGGAATTGTACGACACCATCTACAATCAGCGTCTGAACCAACAGCGCAACTCGCTGACTTCTTCCTTGATTAACGCAGGCGCAGGAGCAGCAGAAGCCGCCAAGGGCGTGTACGACATTGTTGGCAGCGTAAATGCTAACGAAAAGCAGGACGCCATCGACGAAGCAGACCGCAAGCGCAGCGAAGAAGAATATGCTGCACGTATGGACGAGTACAATCGTCGCAAGGCTAACGCAGCCCGTGTTGACGAATTTTGGGAATGGTACAAGAACCTTTCTCCGGATGAACGGAACCAATATCAGTACCAAGAACTTCTTCCGCTCATTGGAGGTTATTGATAATGACGACTAAGGTACGGTTTAACAATAACGTGAGCCCTTATGTCCGTGCAGGATATTTAGCTCCAATAGACGAAAAACTTCGCAAGGAAGCTATCGACGATCCTGACGAAATGGGAACAGCTCTTCCTTCATTGAACAAGTCCAAGGACAAGAAAGACTTGGTTATCAATAAATGGAAGGAAAGTCTTGAAGAAGAAGACGAAAAAATGATGGGCGACCTGATGAAGCCGTCTTCCGCTTGGGTTAAAGAGCCCGAAGAAAAGACGCAGGAAGACGATTCAGGAAAAACGTTCGAGCCCGAATACACGATGAAGCTTCCAAATGACGAGCAGGAACCGAAGCCGTCAGCAGTGGAAAAGCTGAAGGGAGACATCGACGAAGAAGACGCCGATCTTTACAAATACACTGGAGAATCCGAAGCAGAAAAGCTCCCTACATTGGACGAACCTAAGTTCACCATCAAGGACGCTGCAAGGATTTTCGCACCGAAGGAAACGCTTTTCTCCAAGCTGATGAACACCGAGAAGCCGATGGACTACGCTTCGGCTATGCGAAGATACGGAAATGCTGACAGGGCTCGCAGACACGTGATGTTCGCAGGAAGCAATCCGGACTCCAAGGCTCAGTACGACAAGTGGAACCAAGTCGCCATGGACGAACGTCAGCGTCAGCAGGCGGGCGAAGAAAACGAATTGCAGCGTCGCACGACTGCCGAGAATATGTGGGGGCATTATTCTCCTGCAATCACGCAGGCGATCACCAATTCTACCATCTTTACGCAGAAGTCCTATCAGTTGCAGGAAGAAGCGGACAAGTTGGAGACCACCGCACGCAACGAGGCAGAACGATTGGCTGGCGACCAAAACGTTCTTTCCGCAGAATTTATGACATTGAAGGACACGTTCTTCAGGAAGTTCGACGACATCCCGAAGGATGCAGAATGGTTCATTAACATTTCTCGTGACCCTGAAGCAAGCGAAGCATTGATACGCAGGTTGGCTGGTACAGCAGGAGGAAAGCAATCCGCACAGGAACTCAGAAGCCTTCTTGCAAAGCAGCGTGACCTGAACGCACAACAGCTACAATTGCGTGAAGCCGAAAACGAGGCGCAGCGCAAACGCAACGAAGCTGAAGCAGCGATGAGAATCGCAGGCGTTAACTCCGCTTTCGCAAAGCGTGGACACGAAGCATTCGGTTTCCCCGCCCTATCGCTCGACGAGATCAAGTCTATCACCCGTCGTGACGACAACACGCAGGAACTCCGAGGCAGCAAGCTTGCAGACCAAGCACGTTACGGATCGCTTATCGGCAATGGTGCTGGACGTGAAGGACAAGGTGATACTGAATCTGAGGTGGCGCCTGTAAACACGACTTCCACTAAACCGAACGGGAATGCTTCTAGAACGTCAGTTCCTACAGCACCAGTACAGAAACCTTCCGAAACTCAAGTTCCGAACGAAGGCGCAAGCTCTGAGCCGACTGTACAGACGCAGGAAAATTCTAAGCCGGAAGAATCGCAGAACAAGTACGACGCACTCGTTGACGGAACCGACCCGCATCTATCCGAATATCTTCTCTCGAAGGCTTCGAAGAATCCGAAGTTGGCTGAAGACGCACGTCGTTCCCGTTCGATCAAGGGAATGAACTCGTCCTACTATGCAACCTATGACTTGGATGCGCTTAACCAAGGCACGAAGAACAACGAGGATCGTGGTGCGACTCAGATCTTCAACCAAGCTATGGCTGACGACTTGAACACACTCTATGCGGACTACTACAACTTCTACAGACAGGGGAAGGTATCTCCGAAGCTCGGGTCTATCCTTCGTGAAAACAAGAAGGACTTCTCGACTTCGGAACTCTTGAGGTCGTACATCAATGAAGTCAATAACGATCAAGACAGAATCGGGATGCAAAAGGGATTGCAGTTGTTCCAAGACGGTGCTAAAAACTTCACAAGAGAAGATGTAACAGACTTGACAGATAGGATGATACTTTACAATATCATCCCGAACGGATGGCGTCTTCAGCGTTTTATGGAGCACGGCAAGGTGCAGGTTGGAGCCTGCCCTCCGGGAACTGACATCGTGGAAGTCTACTACAATGGAGAAATGAGACCGATGATTCTTCCTATTGAAGTGGCTCGCAACATCAGAAGAAATAGAGGAGCGGCTTTCTATGGCAAGTAAAAACTTTCTGAGCGAAGATGAAGTCTTTGACGTTCCACAGCTTGATACACAACGAAATGACGGGGATGTTTCAGTAAATACGATGTTCCTACCGAACGAGGAAACAATCGACTATACTTCAGCAGAACCGCCAATTACGAGATATACGAAGGTCTATGGAGATACAATCGGACCTGATTTGGAACGTAATTTGTTTGTCGGAGAAGCCCGCAGACAGATGTGGGAAAAAGGATTCCAAAAGAATCTGACGGACGCATTCAAGTACATCGACACATTCGGTGGAGTCCCCGAAGGATTCGACAAGCTTAACTTCAAGGCTCAGTGCCAGATGTTGGCGAACATCTACGCTCAGAGAGCAGCCAATACGGACAACGCTAGCGAGAAGAAGATTCTTGAAGATTGGGCGACCACTCTCACGAACTATTCAAACGGCATCAGGAACACGTACCAAGAACGTCTGAACGCAGTGAATATGCATTACGGTACTCCGTTGGGAGCTGGACAGGACGAAGACGGTGGTGCGAATCCGAACAACCGATATAGCGGAACAAAACCTTCGAAGTACATACTTCCTGAATTAAATGGCGTGAGCCGTGACTCCGCATTCCGAATCCCGTTCAGCGATTCTTGGGGAACTAAGACTCTCGGAGAACGTGTCAAGACTGCGCAGGAAAATGCACTCGATCATAACTACGTAACAGAACTCGGAGGCGGTCTTCTCGGGCTTCCTTTCTTAAAAGAAAAATACGACCGTGAAGCCGTAGGTATGGACTATAAAGATCTTGATATGAACGGGCAGTTCAAGCAGCTTGCCATACCTACGTTGCGTACTGGAGTCCTTGCTAGTGCACCTTGGCTGTCTCCGCTCAAGGCTATTGCTGTCGGTGCGATTGACGCACCTCTCGTCGGTATGTTCGGCAACGACCATGCTGCTCAGTGGAATCCGGACGACAAATTCTACAAGACACCGACCGGAGAAAAGGTTGCCAATTCCGCAGTCGGGGCAGGAGCAAGTGCTGCCGGTTCTATTATTCTTGGTATGGGCTCGTTCGCAACTGGCAAGCTCGCTTCGTCTTTGGGAAAGAAATATCAGAATCTTCCTGTCATCGGAGAAAACGCCAAGGCGTACAAAAAGCAGATGCAGAAGATCAACGAGCTAAAGGGCGATCGTGGCGAAGTGTTACAATATATCGAGGACTATCCTGTCGAAAGATTGGTAGACGACGAGATAGCTGCCGACGCTGCCAAACTCTCGGGAGAGATAGGTCAAGACATTCCTGTAAATGATCTGTGGAAGTATAATAAGTATTCCGTGACGTTACAGCCTGACGAGCGGATGAAAACACTCTTCCCACAGAACAACGGAGAAATGTCTTTCAGAGGGACGTTCGGTAAATTTATCGACCATGCTGATTATCTTTCGAAGAAAGCCGATGACAAGATTGTTTCCGATATTGACAATCTTACTGGCAAGGTCAATAGATGGACCGATATGCAGGAAAAGGCGACCGACAAGGTTTCCTATTTCAGCAACGCACAGAAAGCGGACGAAGTCGAAAAAGCGACTGCACGACGTGAACTTGACGAGCTGAAGCCGATCTATGCAGAAAGCAGGGAAGCATTCAACGAAGCGAAAAGAAAGAAGGCAGCGCACGAATCAGAAATCGCTGCTGCCAAGGAAATGCAGCTTGATGACAAAGCCAAATGGGAGAACGCAGACAAAGAATATGCTGCTGCGCTCGACGATTACAATACCGTGAACGACCCATATCAATCCTTGAGAAATGAACTTGCAAACAAGCGTCAGTTGTACAAGGCTGAAAAGTTAAAGATGTCCGAACACGACAAGCTCGTACTTGAAGGGCAAATCAACAAGTTGCAGTCGCAGCTTGACGAACTCACTAAAGCGAGAGTCAAAGTTAAGGAAGTTGTTCAATCGATCAAAGAAAATGAACAGCAACTGCGTCGGCAGAAGATAGCATCGTCCAAAATGGTCGAAGACTTGGAAAGTCAGAACAAGGGCTTCTCCGAATCCGTCAAGAATGCCAAGAAAGAATTTGACGATTGGGGGAAGGAGATGGATAAACAGAACCGAATCCTTAACAAGAAGACTATCGCATACGGGGATTCCATTGCTAAGTATGCAGGCAAGGCGGACTCGCTGTCCGGCTTGGTAAAGAAGGGTATGGAAGAACTCGCAAACCTCCGAGCAAAGCGTGATAAGGTAGCCGAAGAATACCGGATTCTGACGGAAGAAAAGGGACCAGAGCTTTTCAAGAACGCAACCAACTCGAAGTATTCCGCAACGGCAAACGAGGATATAAAGAGAAAGCAGAATGAGCTCGCCAAAATAGATGCGAAGCTTGCCGATCTTGAAGCGACACTTCCTGCAAAGCCGTCCCGTTTTGGTACGCTTCTCGGCTACGGTCTCGTAGTTCCGAAGAAAGTCGGCAGTGCAGTGCGCAATTCCTTCGTTGATAATTTGGCACAATCGAAATTCCGTGGCGAATATAATGTAGATTTTTGGAAGCCGCCTATGACCGCTGCGGAAACAAAACTGAACGACTACTCTGAATCGATCGGTTCTCCGACTAGCTACAATAGCAGGGCTAGAAGATACATCCTAGGGAGTGACAGATGATTTGTGCGTCTTTCAATGATTCCTACCCCGTCATCTTCGACAATGACGGGAAACCGCTTGTAGGTCGTGTCAAGTTTATGACACGGCAATCGACAGAATATCGTGAAATTTTCCTTGAACCCGAAGGTATTACACGTGGCGCAAACCCGATGAAGACGAACGAATGCGGACGCCTTCAGAACCAAGTGTTCCTTCCTTGCGGTGAAGGCGAAGATGCCTTCTACAAGATAGTCGTTGAGAAATTCCTCGGTGAAGACCCCGAGGATATGGAAGAGTATTGGGACGACGACGAGATGTGGTCTCAGCAGTACGACTACATTCTCACGTTCGAAAAGGACCACACAATCAAATCAATCGTCGTTGAGGCGACCCGATTCATTTCGCAGGCTCCGACAGACTTCGGCATTCTTGTAGTTACTGGATTCTACACGAACGGTGATTCTCCTGCAAGAATCTACACTCATACGGATAGCACGCCTATCGGTCCTAACGATGGCGTGACGAAGATTCAGAGCGACACTTCAGGATGGTGGGTATGGAAACCGCAGCCAGTCGTCAATGCCGCCTGCTTCGGAATCATCGGTGGACTGCGATCCGATCTTCTCAGCCCCGCTATGCAGAGCTTGCAGAGCTACGTCGGAAACATTTTGAATACTGTCGAGGAAGTCTTTTTCGAATCCGGCAGGTACGCCTATGATGCGGACATCACATTGCCCGTCAAAGTGCATCTCGACCCGAAGGCTCGCTTCGTATCTGCACAGGCGACCACGCTCACTTGCAGGGAGTTCGAAGGTCCGTCAAACGCACTTTCTGAATCTATGAGCCTTTCCGTTTCCAAAGGGGACTTCAAGTTCTCTTGGCTTGCTAATACTGTCATCACTAGCAACAGCGTCGGCTCTCCTAGCAGGATCATTGTCGATGCGGACAAGACCTGCTACAAGCAGAACTTCTTCGACACGGAATTTGTCGGGAGCTTCGGCCGATACAAAGTGACTGGATGGGCGGACTACCTTGTTGGCGTATCGTTCACTAGATGCAAGTTTTCCAACGGGCCGATCTTCAGTTCCGTATTGGGCGAGACTCGGTTCACGTCTTGCGGTGTCGTCCGCACGGGCGAAATAAGCTCGGACGATTTCCCGATGTTCACGATTGCGGAATCTACGGACACCAAGTTCATTGCAGACACGAACGTGTCAGTGGATAAAGATTATTTGTCCGATGGGTATCAGCTTGAACTCGTTCGTGGCGGTAAGATCACTTCGGGTTCGTACTTCGTGAAGATTTCTCAGCGTGACGGATTCGACGACAATGCCTTTGTCGGTGCCGTCATCCTTCAGCTAGGATCGGTGTACAAGCGCAGATGGTATGCGAATGAGGGCTACTTGCAGAACGCAATCGGAAAGGCTGGATATTCCGAAGTAGACCTTTGCGGTATGTCCGGAGGCGGAAGCTTAAAGCCAAGTCTCTACAGGAACGGCTCTGCTTTGCTCAGCTTCAGCGACAATGAAACCGCAACCGATAGGAACTACGTGTTCGAGGACGTGACGTTCAATGAATACAAAGGACATTACAGCGACTTGGAGACCGCAAAGAACATATCGTTCAAGCGTTGTTCCGTCCCGATGTCTGGATTGGAGTCTCTCACTGCAACGGAATCATTCTATGCAGAAAATTGCGATTTCAAGTTCACTGAAGTCTTGGGCGTGTTAAGATGCATCGTAGAAGCGAAGGACGCAACCATCCGTTTCTGCTCGTTCGCTGACGGTATCAATCTAAGTTTCTTGACTCTTTCGATGGCGAACTCGTCTGCAAAACTTGTCGGAATATCTGGAACTCGATGTGCTTTATCGAACTCGTCAGTAGGCACTCTAAATTATGTTCAAGACACGATTGACCTAATCGTACGTAATTCCGCAATCGATGGCGTTGAAAACGTTGTGCATACTCTAGGAGTTAATAGTGGCGCAATCGAAAAGGACGGGAGCTTCAAATACAAGGAAGGTGAAGGATTCATTTCCAATAAGGGAATCCACGCAACGAATACGTTTGAAGAGTTCATTTCGCCAAACTCCGACTTGAGCGATCTCGGGAACATCGACTTTTCGAAACTTTCAGGTGTTGCCGTACTTCATCCTACTACGAATGAAGTATCTCTGTTGGCATACGATTCGTCTTCGTTCCCGAACCTGAAGACAGGAACTATATTGCTTGTCACGAAGAACATGAAGAACGTTTCTGACTTCTCGGATTCCGACTTGAAAATCAAATACAAGACGTACAAGACTGGAGAAAGGACTTCGGGAGAATCTGTAATTACTTACACAAAAACAATTACGGCAACTTTCAATGGCGATTTCGGAGTCCTGATGTTCGTATGTCTTGATGCGGCAGATGGATTGTGGGATGCACTCCGTGTTCCTTCGGGTTTTTCTCAAAATTAAAGGAGTATAGATGTTTTATCCTTGTCCTCAATTACGGCTTTATTTCCACGACGGGAACGGGCATCCGCTTGTAGGCGGGAAGCTGAAGACGTTCGTATCAAATTCTACGATACCGATCCGCACTGCTCAGACTTCTGAAGGCACTGTTCTCAATCCGACCGAAATCACGTTGGACGAACGTGGAGAATGTACCGTTTTCTTGACGGCAGGAGTAATCTATCGTTTCGAGCTTTACGATTCTGATGGTGCACTCGTACTTGAACAGGACGGAATTTCAGTTGCTTCCGGAAGTGGAAGCGGTGGAAGTTCTACAACTATAGCAGTAGAATCGGGATCGGATGGGATCGATGTACAGCAGACCATTATGGATTCCGGAGTAGTTCTCTATACTATTTCCGCAAAGAAAATCGAAGACGCAATCGAAGCGGAGAAGAACCGTGCAGAATCAGCAGAAAGCTCTCTTTCCAAAAGTATAGCGGACGAGACCGAAAGGGCTAAAGAAGCCGAAAAAGGACTTGCTGACGTCATCGAAGCTGAAAAGAACCGTTCTGAAGAAGCGGAACGGACTATCTCCGAAAGCATCTCTAAAGAGACCGAAAGGGCTAAAGAAGCCGAAAAAGGACTTGCTGACGTCATCGAAGCTGAAAAGAACCGTTCTGAAGAAGCGGAACGGACTATCTCCGAAAGCATCTCTAAAGAGACCGAAAGGGCTAAAGAAGCCGAAAAAGGACTTGCTGACGTCATCGAAGCTGAAAAGAACCGTTCTGAAGAAGCGGAACGGACTATCTCCGAAAGCATCTCTAAAGAGACCGAAAGGGCTAAAGAAGCCGAAAAGGCATCAAGGACAGAAATTGTCGCAGGTGACAACATCACGGTCGAGAAGACAGTCGGCGCTGACGGACATGACGTCTATACTGTCAGTGGCGAGATCGAATACAATCTTGTCGACGACGTGCTCGTCAACGGGGCTAGCGTCGTCACGGACAAGGTCGCTAACATCGACGTTCCGGTCGCAGGCACGGCATCTCCGCTTATGGACGGAAAGGCATCCGTTGGCAATTCGCTCAAATATGCCAGAGAAGACCACGTTCACCCAA